AGAAGCATATGCACTTGGCCAAACTCTATATCTTGATTTTACTTTGTGGTAACAAGCATCTTTTTTTTCAATAATCGTTTCCTCAGTTTTTACATTAGTTGGTTTTGCTGCTCCTGATTTTTGCGGTTGATTTGGGTCTTGTTTATTTTTCCTTCTAAATGCACTTTCCTCTTCTTCATCAGATAAATTTGCTGCCATTTTAGAACTTCCACATTTTGGTGTAGAAGTTTGTCCTGGTTGACGGGCACACGGAGCACCTGCATATTTACCTCCAAGTTGTCTCCAACCAGGAACCTTTCTTCCTGTTTTGGGGTCAGTTCCACTTGATTTTCTGAACCAATCCCGAAGAGTTTCGTCACCAGATGTTGTTTCTTCTTTAATTTTTTCTGCTTTTTTTAGTCTAGAGTAATAATCTGGAAGCTCTTCTAAATGCTGTAAGGCAATCATTCTTGCCATTTTTTTACTTCCAGTGTGCTCACTTTCAACTTTAATTCCCATTTCCAATTGAGAATTTAAAGTTTCTAATGAAATTTTGTGCTTTTTCGCAATCTCCTCTGGAGACATATATTTCTTGATAGGACCTTTAGGGTCAGTTGCTTCTATAAGAAATCGTGAAAAAGTTTTCATAGTTTTTAAACTATTTATTGTCTATAAATTGTTGTTTGAGTAATTTCTGTAAGTCTGCTGTTGACCCAACAAATAAAGCATTGGTAACATTTTTTGGACCTTTTACATCTTCTTCTTTTAATTTTTTCATTTTTTGCTGCAAATCAATTAATTTATCTGTAACATCACCAACATTTTTAATTAATTGACCGGCAACTTCATATGCTCTTGGACTTTCACTTTGATGTGCTAATTCCATAATATCATTGATTGCCTCTTGTCCTTTCTCTATCAAAGAATATAAATTACCTCTTGTATATTCAAAATCTTCATCAGAACAATCTAATGGGATTCTTTCTTCAACTTTTTGAATATTTTTAGATTTAGTTGTTTCAACCTCTTTCACTATGGAGGTTGATTCTATATTTAGAGTTTCGTTTATTTTATCAAATTTACTTTTCATAACGATACATCAACTCCCTTTGTTGTACTATAAATTTTTCCATCATCAAAATCAAAACGAGATTCACTAAATCCAAAATCATCATCGGGTTCAATTAAATTATTATCAGTTTCATTTATGACATCAACTGATGAATTTATTGAATGTGGAGTTGCAATAGTGTTATCTTGTCCTCTCAATACCTTTAATGTATTTCCATCAATACTCTTAATAAACATTTCCTCATTTTCAACCATAATATAAGTACTGGCACTCAATAAAGATGCATTGGAAACTTCAATTTCAGTAACATATTCGTTAATTTCCTCTGCCAATACAGTTGTATTGTCATTATTATAATCCTTAATTGCCCTTGGAGTTGCTGTATATCGTAATTGTCTTGATGAATTTTTTGTATTTGTATCTGTATAATAATCAACTTGAACTTTTTTGATTAGTCCTTCTGTATTGTCAGCAATTGGACCAAATATATAAGTTTTTGCAACAAAATTTAAAGTATAAATCAAAACTCTTCTAGTTGTAAAATCACTTTCATAATTATCTTCCATTTGAATATTTTCAAGTATCATTGGAACATCTTTTTTTTCTCCAATGGATGATACTAAATCGATGGTTAATGAGAATGATGGTTGAAAGAATGGTAAAATTTGTTCTAAAATTTGAAGCATATCATCATTATATTTTGCCATTATGCTTAATTTTATCCCCAAATTATATGGGACTGGCATATAAACCTTAACTGCTTTATTTTGATTATCAGAATTTAATGCTTTAAATGTTTGTACTGTGGAAACCTTTCTGCTTGCATCATAATTAATACTTGACAATTCAAAAGACATACGAGGAAGAGTCATAGCAACTCTTTTTCTTAAGTCTGGTTTTTGTTCTAGTCTTGCTAGAAATTTTTGTACAGGACCATATGCAATTGGAACTTTTATTAAACTATAGTCAGTTCCATCTTGCTCTTCGTGCTTAATTAAAATATTATTAAAAAGCGTACCAAAAGATATGATTGTCTTCCTTATAATTTCGTGATAACTATACGTTCCTAACATAATCAAACACTTTATAATTATTTAGTAATTGCAATTAGTAATCACCAAAAGGATTTCTTTGTGTAAAATCTAATATTGAGTCAGATTCGTCCTCTATTTCGATATTTTCTGCATAAGGATCATACAAATCGTCAGTTTCTATTGAAAATACTTTATGAGTTGCCTTTGAACCAACTATAAGTTCACCAAGGGCAAAGTTTCCATTCGCAATAGAAACTTTAAGAACTTTTGTATCTGCATCCCAATTTTTAACATATGCCGTTGTTCCGGTAGAGACACCTCGAACTGCTTCATTAAAGATGAAATTGCCGGTTGATGTTCCGACAGGAGAACTCAAAGTGATGCTTGGGATAGATGTATACCCAGCACCAGAGTTGGTAAATCTAATTGCAGTCACTATACCTGATGAGTTTATAAATGCTTGTGCAGTTGCATTTACACCACCAGCAGGGGCAGAAGAGATTGAAACGTTTGGAGTAGAAGAGTATCCAGAACCATTAGTTAGCAATGATATTTGACCAAGAGAACCAGTAGCAATAACTGCTGTTGCAATTCCACCAGTTCCAGTATTGCTTACTATTTCAATTTTTGGTACTGTTGTGTATCCCGCACCAGGATTTATAAGTACAATTTTATCAATAGAACTACCCTTTCTTGGTGGTCTATATGTCATAATTGCAACTGCTGTTGCATCTATTCCCCCAGCAGGTGCCTTTTCAATTTTAATTGTTGGAGTTGTCAAATATCCAGTTCCATCATTTATGAGATCAATATATTGAACCGATTTTTCTGAAGGTAAATATGAAATATTTGCTGTTGCTGATGTAGACCCAGATGATACCATTGTAATCGTTTGAATATATCCAAAATCTTTAACGGATTCATCAACTTCACTAATAGTTGTTGAAATATTTTCATCCTCATATTCAAATATTTCACATTTTAATTGATAAACATAAAGATTATTTAATTGATAAAATGGTTGTTTACCCTCTACATATTTGATTTCAAATAGTGAATTATCCAGGGGGAAATATATAAGATCACCCTCTTGTGGTCTTGTTGAAACTTTTATTTGTTGGTCTGAAACTAAAAATGGAGAAATAAAATCTTCATATCTTTCTTTTGATATAATTAAAGTTAATTCGTCAGTTGTTTTTACTCCAAACTTACTCAAAATATCACCTTGCCCACCAAATCCATCAAAGTTCATTACGTATGCTTCCAATCTAAAACTATCATCAAATTTTGAAACAATTGCTTCCTTGATGATAGTTTTTTCATTAATTAATTTTCTGGGCATATAGACTACATCTTGCCCATACATTCTCAATTGTTCATTAATTAAATCTTGAACAAGTCTTTGTTCACTTGAAGATCCGTGTAAAAAATAAGGATTTAGCGGTGTCATTATCCAATCATATCCATAGGTGGTAATTCATATTCGTTATGTAGTTGTTCTTCAAGTTTTTCCAATTCTAAAACTGCGTCATCATATAGTTGTCTTCCATTTAAAGTAATTCCTCCAGGAAGTTGAACTCCCTGAAATTTACTCATATTTATACCCCATTGTTTTTTAATTAATGAAGTTAAATATTTTTTCAACCACCAATCATTATAGACTTTTGGAAAATCTGAGGGATCTACGAATCTAAAACAATCAATAATAATATAACTATTGCTATTAACCATAGCCCAATCAATATCCAAATACAATCTATGTTGTTTTTTATTAAATCTTAATTGAACATCAGGAGTAATAATCCTACTAATATCTTCAAGATGGGTTTTAACCATTGCATAGTTTAATAAATCCAATGCTCCATAATAATACAAATCATTTAAGAATAATTGATATTTTATATTAAATAATCCACTTGATATTGTATTTGCATCTGATTTAAAAACATTAAAAACACCAATTACACTGTCTGGAAGTTGTATAAAATTGTTAGATTCTTCATATGATATTGAAGTTATTCCAACATTTGTAGTTGCACTGGTTGTAGTTACACCCGTTCTTACTATATTCTTTTCTTCTGGAGTTAATTTATGTTTAAGATAAACTCTCTCCATCCCATCAAAATGTCTTTCATTGAAATATTGAATTGCATCATCAACCAAGTCATCAATTTGGTCATCATCTACGTTTATCTCTAAAACTGGATGACCTAATTTTCTTAAGCAATAATCAATTAATCCCTGTCTTGTTGATGGTTGAGCCATTTTTTTATGCCGTTGTAGTAATTCCAGGTGTAACTAAAGCACTTCCCTCCACTACTCTTGTTTTCACTCCAGTGGAATCATTTTTTATCAAAATATCATAAGAATATCTTCCTGGTTTTAATGCAGAAGTTGTGGACGATGCTAAAGAAATTACAATTTTTCCTTGAGTTGGGGGAGAAATTACGGATGTGCTAAAATTTGCTGATGTGTTTAGTGATAAAGGACTTTTTTTCAGCATTGAGTAGGCACTATAGTTAGTCAAATTAAAAGCAGAATTTGACTCACCATCTTCAAGAGTAAATAACTGACTAAAATCAGATCCCGATGGAATTACTATATTGACTACGTATATTGACATTATAATAATTTTTTTATTTTATAGTATTTATGGATGATTTTCCGTTAGATTTTTCAATAAATTTTTAATTTCAGATAGTTCATTTTTTAAATTTTCAATTTCTTGTTTTTCATTCAAAGATTCAGTTTTTAACTTTATATACTCTTGATATTGATAGTCATTACAATTTACAATTGCATTAGTATTTTCGTCTCTGTAAAGTCCTTTATGTCCTTCTACTGGTATCATATTGTTGCAATAATACGAAGATCTTTAATGTAAGGAACTTGCGATTGATTTGTTCCTGTCATAATGATTTTAACTTGGAATCCATTGAATAAAGGTAAATTCTTTGCAGTAAACTCATAATTTCCATAATCATCTATAGTATTAGATGATTGTACAAATCTATCTGGATTTCCATTATTTTTAGATGGATCTATAACGTTACCATTTTGATCCAAGTTATCATAACCTGGGAAAAACTCCCAAACTTGTTGCTCATCTGGAGTATCATTTCTTAATAGACGATAGAGAACTTTAATATCATTAGATCGATGTCTGTAAGCATCAAATAAAACCTTTAGATTATCTGATGATTTTTCTAGTTTTACTATTTTTGATAAGTAAATTGCAGAATTTGGATCACCAGTTAGTTGATTGACTCTTGGGTCAGTTAAATAATTTTTAACTGGGGAATCAATTCTATTCATAGTTGTAATTAAACTTACACGATCAAAATCAATTACAGGAGAAACTTTAGAGTCCTTTGTCTCTAAAGACATCTCAATTGTTAATGATTTATTTCCAGGTAATGAATTTAAATGGAAATCTTCATTAATTTTAGAACAAATCATTCTTGAAGATCCAAATTCATTATTTGAGTTTAATGCTATAAAATCAAATCCATTATCAATGAATGATATTTCATTTCCATCTATACTAGTTGCAGATATTGTACGTATTTTTGTATCTATTGAAGTTCTATCTGGTAACATTGTGATTATGTTTGGTCTAATACTATTAAACACTATATTTTGAGTTGCTTTTGGTCCAGTTAATGAATTAAGTTGTGGTGTATTTGTCAAGTAAGAACCACAAGATTTTGATTGGTTGAAAAATAGTTCTGGTCCAACAGCACTTCCAGCAGTTCTATCTGTTCCAGTCTTATCCGATGTATCAACTTTTAAATAATAAGAATCCATTTCAATTGGATAATTGATTATATCAACATCAGTGAACGTATGAGTTTTGTTAATTCTTCTTAATGAAATTCCATTCAATTCATACTTAAATACTAAAGATTTTGCTTTATGTAAAGTTGGTATTGTCTCATCTACCCCTCTATTTCCTGTTATTCCCGTTAATGAATTTCCAGAAACCCCAGTGTACCTAATAATTTCTTGATCAATTAAAACATATCCTGGATTAGTCGGTGAGACTGCAACATTTTCAAAAGTTGCAAATATAGAACCAGAAGAAACTGAAATATTATCAGTGGATGTAGAAGAGTAATCACCAATCAGTGTTTCTGGGGAGTAATCGGATTCGATTCCACTCAAAATTACTTGATTGTTTGCTGCATACATTCCGTGATTATTGTGATTTACTTTAAAATACAATCCATTTGTTAGTTCTAAAGAACTAGTTACTAATGCATTAGTAATTTCTGAACCATTATTTATTAAGGTGTAGGAACCAGAAGTGTCCAATCTTCCTTGGATATTATCAACAATTATTGAGTTGAAAGAAGAAATAATTCCTGAATTATTTGGAATCGTCAAAATTAAATTCTTTCCAAATCCATCCGTATCAGAAGAATTAACAGTTAGAGTATCTCCGACTTTATATCCAAAACCACCATCAGTGATTGTTGCTGCAACTGCAACTCCACCAGATACTGAAAGACTTACTTTTGCATTATTTCCAAATCCAGTAAGTGTTTTTAGATTTATATTAGAATATACTTTTGGTCCAGATGTAAACCCTATCCCAGCATTTGTTAAAGTTAGTGTTGAATTGATTCCAATAGCACCAACAAGTGATTTTAACTTTCCAGTAAAATCAGCATTTGAAGTTTGAGTTATTGTGTTTCCAACAACTAAAGAATTTTGTTGAACAGAAGATAAACTTGTTCCAATCCCAACTAATGCAGAGTTTGAATTTGTATTAATTGGATTTGGTCTTAATGAAACTATTTGGTTATTTCCAACTGCTAGATCTGGATTATAAAATCTAATTGATGCAGGTGAAGTTACAAAATCTGCTCTATATAAAGTGAATTTCAAGTCTTCTAATTGACTTGGTTCCCAAGTAGAACCATTTTGTGATTTAAATAAAGATCCAAGGGTTGGTTGTTGTGAAACAATTATCTTTTCAGATTCAGGTCTATCAATTGTAGAAATATCCGTCTCACCCATTCTAGAAATCCAAACATTATATTCATTTGAAGATGAAACCAATGCAATTGCATATCCACTACCCACTGGTTCTAGATATATTGGAGACGGAAATGTGAATGTAGTGGGGATAGTTCCATCCTCTGAGATATTTACATCTTTTGCATCTAATACGACTTCACCAAAAGGAAGAATTTCTTGAGTTGGAGTTCCATCCCTCATAGTTCTAATTTGAAGAGTTACAGGAATTCCTTTAGTGTCTTTTGTTTTAAAATAAATATCACATTTTGTTATGAATACTCCATTTCTATCTGCAACTTCAAATGACTGAGCTAATGGGTCAACCCATCTTTGACTTGTTGTTGTTCTATTTTCTGAAGTATTACTTGATACTAATCTAGTTTCAGTTTCTGATGCTAATATTGTTTCTGTTTTTGGTAATCTTTCTATATTTGCATTTCTTATACGAAGAGTTGAATTTTCAACATTATCTAAAGTGCCTTCTGAGTAAAAATTAGTTTCTGCAGTGCTTTCATTTGAGGTCACAACTGTAGAATTTGTAGAACTGGTTGTTAAAACAAGAGTCTTTGTTCCAGTTTCAAATGAAGGTGTTGATGGAATAGTAGAATCGGGGATTAATACAGATCCAATAAAGACTCCAGAAGAATCACTCACTAATCTAATCTCAGAAACAGTTGCAATTGCATTACTAGTTTGCCCAACAAGTTGCATTCCCTGAATTATTGACCCATAAAAATTAGATTCAGAATTTATTGATAAGCTAGCAGTATCAACATTTAAAATAGTTGTTGTTGATGAATAAGAACTAGATAATGTATTTTCTGGTTGATATGGGTTTTCTATATATACTTCTGTTGCAGAATCATATGGTCCATATTTATGATTTTGTTGAGATATTCTAAATCTTATACTTCTTGTACCCAAAGTTCCAACTACTGTTTCTCCTGAAGAAAAAGTACCACTACTCATAGAAACTTCTAAAAGTTTGGGGATTACATAAGAAGTCAAATCTACATTATCAAAGAAGCAATAAAATCTAGAAGAAGGCTTTAATCTTCTTGCAATAATTTCAATGTTTCTAGATCTCATTTTTTTAATAATTTCTCTAGAAACTACTCTATCTCCTAAATTAGTTGAATCAAATCTTTCCGATACTTTGTATTGAATACCTTCTCTTGTTCTTGTTCCAGTTTTGGTTACGGTCTGATTGCTAAATGATAAAAAGTTATCTCTAAATGTAGTTGTATCAGTAACTAGTCTTCTTCCACGTCCGTTTGGATCAAAAGTAGTGGTTCCTAAATTAGTTGTCCCCTGAAGGATCCTTCCTATTTCTGGACCATTGGATATATTTTGTCCAGTCCAATTTGTTTCCCAGGCATTCCAATCGATTGGAGATAAACCTGTATTGGTATCAACTCCAAGTTGTTGTATTGATTGTTGATAACTCCCCTCAACGTCTATTATTTTTTCTGTTTTTCTTGTTTCTATCCAACTATCAGAAGACGGGTTTAATTCAATAGATCCAATCCAGTTTATGACATTAAATGGATTCACATTTTCTGATCTTGTTGCAAATATATTTTTTACATATTCTACTTCAGTGTAGTTGAGCAATAACTGACTTCCAACTTTTTTTATATTTGGTGATCCGAAGTCATTTGCAAAACGAAGGTCTGTGTTTGGATTTGATATTGTTCCCAATCCAATAACAGATTCAGATCCTATAAGTAAATCAATTGATGTTGTGTAATGTGATGGTCTTAAAATACCATTTGCAGTATCAACACTTGCTTTGTAGTCTCTGCTTCTTATTTGTCCACCATTATAAGATCTGAAATTATCAACAAAAAAACCACACTTAAATCTATCCAATTTTGTTTGAGGATCACGAATTGAGAGGTTTTGTGTATCTGATTCAAGTAATGACAATGAAGTATAGTACTCTATATTTTTTATTCTGTCCTCCAATTTGGAGACATCTCTCATAGTGTATCTTTTATGTGAAGATAGGATAATAGTTGCATCTGAAGTATTATACAAATATGCAGGCAGTCTAATTGTAGCAACCTCTAAAGCAGAATCCAAAGAATTTGGTTCTTTGGGTTCTATTGAAGGAATTCCTTTACTGATAAAAAAGATACCATCTTTATTTAAATATAATTTATCAATTCTTGGTAGATAATACTCATAGGATAAATTAATATCTTTACTATTTGATAATATATTTTTTGATGAATTTATCAATTCAAAATTCCTTGATTGATATTCAAATGGAGAATAAGATCCAGAGTAAGGAGAAACTCTTGGTCTTAAGTCAATAATATCACTTAAACTATCAGATCCAACAAAGGAAATATTTTTTCCATATCTATCTCTATCATATGCATCTATAGTAACTAAATCACCATCATCTGTCGAATTTATTGTATAATTATTAAAGATTATTTTAAGTTTTTTAGTAGGAGCAGAAAATTCATTTTTTCTGATTATTTTTGAAAAATCTAAATATTCTGGTTTTTGTCCCTCATCTAAGATGTAGTTATCTTTTATATTTCTATCCCCAACTATAATTGAATCTATTTTTCCTGATATTTTTGATTCTTCAAATGTGACAGTTTCTCCAATATAGAAAGAATTTTCATTTAGATAAACAAATTCTACTACATTAGATGAATTACTTGAAACTACTATTGCTACAGCATTACTTTCACTACCAGAAATCCTTTCACCCTTAATTAAATTTAAAATATTTGAATTTAGATTCGTTAATGTAATATTTGGTAAAATTGGATCAGATGATGTTGATGATTCGAATACACCAATAATACTTTCCACATCTGGAATATTTAATGATACTTCTTTATCTTCAACTCTCAATCCATAAACACTACTTTTTGTTAACCCACTAACAGAAGTGTTTATACCCGATAAAGTTTTATTTACAACTATTGAAGAGCATCTATTATATAATTTTTTTCTAGAAGAAACGTTAGTTTTTTTAAATGCTACAGTTAAAGTAGAAGAATTTGAATTTGGAGAAATACCTTGAATTGATATTGTTCTGCCACTTACGGTTAGTTTTTGATCATCTAATGGTGGAATTGTTCCATCGGAAAAACTTAAATTATAATCTTCTTCATCAAATGGCAATAAAGTCAAATTTGGATCAGTTTCTAAAATTTGTGAATATGCCCCTGAAGAAAATGAACTTGATGGAATTTGGTATGATTTTCTTATAATGACTTCGGAACCTGTTAAATCTACGGTTGAAACATTTAAATTATTTAATTTAGAGTATAAAAATGCATTTTGATTATTTAAAACTTCCAATGAGACTTTTTTAAAATCACTTGCAATAATATCAGTTGCAGGTAAAGTTCCACTGCAAATTCCAGAAACTGACGTTGTTGGTATGATTGTTATATTCTTACCTGAAGTACTTATTGCAGAAACTTTATTATATGTTGGAATATTATCACCTTGCTTTGTATATGAAACAATATCACCAACTTTTATTCCCACATAAAAGTTGGACTCACCAGAGGTCACCGTTCCACCGGAACTAATTGTAAACTCTGTTCCTGGTGGTGCCAATAATGTTTGAATGGAAAGTAATGGATCTGAAGTGAATGTTCCTATTCCTGCAGATTCATTAGCAGTAATTTGATGAACATCTGATAAATTATAATCACTCACATTGACAATAACTCTATCTAAATCTTCCCCATTAGATTTGAGTTGTTCATTTGAAATAAAAGAACCAGATACTTGATATAGGACTAATTCGGAAGAATTTGAGACATTATTCACTAGGTATGCAGAGGAACCACTACTTTTACCTTCTATGAATGCTGGAGTATTTAAAGATATAGAAGAGTTTAAAGTTAATTTCGTATAAGTTTGAACATCATAAAGAAAAAGTTCAAATTGAGTGGAGGGATTGGAATATTCTGCATTTTTTAATTTAAAATCATAAACTCTTGCTATTCCAATTTTAGATCCAGAGGAAACACCAACACTTGATGTTCTATCACTATACAAAGAAACTTGGGAAGTTGATCCAAATCCAACTGGAATTGAACCAAAAACGTTATTGACTATAATTTTTCTACCAATATTAAATGGAATTGATGAATTAAAAGCCTTCTCAGTTGTTCTTGGTTTTTCTACATCAACTGTAACATTGCTTATTGTTTCTATCTCATAACCCCTAACATATGCTTTTCCGGGACTTATTGATAAGCAAGCAAGATCATCAGATGGGGAATTACCTTGACTTGTTTTTTGTTTTTCTGAATATATTCCACTATTTCCCACTTTATCATTTAGTGAATCCTTCAAGAAAACATTAAATGGTTTAACATAATAGTCTCCAGATTCATCGTAAGTTCTTCTAGCAAGTTCACTTCTTATTAAATTGTAATCAGAATTTTTTACAAATTTAATCAATATACCAGAGTCCAGTCTCATTAATTCAACGAAATTTTCATCATTAAAATCATCAATTGGTTTTTTGATTAGATTTAAAGATATTTTCAATCTGTCTGCACCCGGTGCCGAGTAATTAGAAAATCCTTGAGCATTATCAAATAAATCATTGTAAGTATTTGAAGATACAGCAATTTCTTCATCAATGAATAGTCCTACACGATATGAAGGACTATTATCATATTGATCTAATATTATTGTTTGTTTAGGTACAGTTAGAAAAAATCCTCTAATAAAATAAACACCTTCTTCTATTTTTGCTGCAGATCCAATAGAGGTAGAATTTGATATAATTGCAGTTGCAAATGATGTATTTCTTTGAATTGCAGATAAAGTATAATCTACATCTTCTAGGGAAATTAAATTTTCACCATCAATAAAAGTTCTTGTAGTAAAATCACTGCTGCTTGAATTTTTATATTTTATATAAAGTGTATAATTTCCTCGTTCGGATTGTTCGTTGGTAATATAATTTTCTACTACTGCTGTGACACCACTAGTTTCACCTTGAATGCTTTTTCCTACAAATTTTTCTATGTATGAAGAAACAGGAATTCCAAGATGAGAATCATCAATCTGAACCGAGTAGTATTGGTCATCATAACCAATTTGACCAGGTATTACTACAGATCCTTCTTTGAAAAAGTGTTTTCCAAATTTTTCAATTTGATTTTGTAAAATACTTTGAAGTGTTGTTAATTCCCTTGATTGTATTGGAGTTCCTGGTTTAAATAAAACTCTCTGATATCCTTTTTGCTCAGAGAAATCATCAAAATATGGAGATACATTTAAATTTGTATTTTGTGGCATTTTACTTAAAACTCCAGGACGATTTTAATATCTTCTTTTTGGCTTTTTGATCTTGGCACAGGGAATCTGTTATCAATGTATATAATTTCACCAGATTTATTATTATACTCTGATGATGAAATTCCAGAAATAAAGTTACTTCCAAGTTGGTATGTAGTATTATTTATTACTACACTTTCACCAGAAAAAGAAGAATCAATTGATAATGGATCTCCTATCATAGAAGATCCAATAATGGACAAACTTCCACCAGAACCAGGAGAAGAAGTAAAATTGCTCAATACATAACCAACACCCCCTGTTGCCAACCCAACTGGTTGATAATACTTTAAAACACCAGTAACATTATCCCAAGCAGCAACAAAACCGATTGCAGTAACTCCTGTACTGACTTGTTGGGTGATTACTGAATCAACTGCATAGGTGGTAGTGCTAGTTGCAGCTCCAGTTAGTTTTAGTGCCTTTAATGCACTTACTTCTGCAGTTTCTAATTTATCAACAGAACTTCCATTTTTCGTTGGATTTTTAATAATACCAATTCTTGCAAAATCATTTCCTATAATTGTATCGGGGTTTGTTGAATCTGTAGAAAATCTTGAGAAAACTAATGCTCTATATGCACCCAGTTCTCTATAAATATCATATCCGTGACCACCTTTTGGTGGAATAATAACTTCAAATGTGGCAAGTGTTCCAGTATTACTTAAATTTTGTGATATTCCAGGTGCTCCTGGTTCAAACTTAATTATTCCTTTTGTGTAACCAGTCCCACCATCACTAACAAAAATGTCAGAAACCTTTCCGAACGAATCTACAGTAATTGTTGCTTTTCCTCCAGATCCATCACCAAGAATTGGTATGTTTGTAAAAGTTTGAGAAATTGGACTATATCCAGATCCTCTATTTTTAATATTGATAATTTCTATTTTTCCATCAATTGCATTATTCTTTGTTGAAATACTTTCTCCTACGATTCCCCAATCTTCAGGAACAGGAATAAATTCAATGGAATCAAATTTTACGATTTCTGAAGGCTTAATTGTATACAGATATTTCCAAATATAACCATCTCCACTTGTTCCTGCTGGTCTTGGCTCTAAATCAACAAATGTGGGTTGATCAACTGATGGTCTTCCTCTTGGGTTTTCTGGATTTGATCCATTATGTAAACAAATATAAACTCTCAAATCTTCATTAATTACATAATAATTTGCATCATATAAAGATGCTGAATTTGTGATAGGGGAGAGATTGTAAATTGAATAATCGTGCCTATACATTTCATATGTTGATCCAGAACCCCACGCAACCTTTCGGACCATTCTCCTAACATCACTATCGGTGACTTTTTTCATAGATATAATCGTTTCTTTTATCTCATTCTCTTCTTTGAATCCATCAAGCGGTGGTGGTGGGTTTAGTGCCCATTCAGTAACTCCATTTGCTTGTGGATTGAGTGAATTTGGTTGTCCAACGAAAGTATAATATGTGTTACTTGTGTTGCCAACTGCAACAAGACTTTTTTTGAAAGTCTCTGCATTCATAACTCTAAACTGATCAGATATAATCGCAGGCATTGTGAAAAATACTTTTTTTTATTTATCTCTAAATTAAACCACGAGTTCTATAGATCTCTGCTGCAGTTGATAATCCAGACAGTCCATTTCTTGTATTTACAATGAAATCTTTTGGATTTTCTCTTGCTCTGTTTTGATAATCAAAAATTTGACCCCAAGTATATCTTCCATAGAAACCTGTAGTATTAACTCCGGTGCTAATTGCATTATCAACACCACCAGGAACAACAATAAAATCACACCTAACGGTAACAATTCCCGAAGAAGTGTCGGAAATTACATTTTCAACTCTATATAATCCATCAATAGTATTTGTGGAGACTCCAGAAGATCCAACAATTATTCCAGTTGATGTTGTGATTCCAGTTAAAGCATAACCAGTTGTAACATTACTGTCAAAAATTACAAAGTAATCGCCAACATTTAATTGACTACGTTCAATTCCAAACCTATTTAAAGAAGAATATCCAATTCCAAGAAGACTATTATCATAATTTTCTGATTCTAATTTAAATTCAAGTGAAGATTGACCAATTCCTAATGTATTAATTCCTACAATTTTCCCAAAATCACCCTTTGCTTTCACAGAAATGATCTTTTCTTTATTTGGTTTTAAACTTTCAAAAAGAATGGGTGGTGGCATTGCCTCAGAATAACCAAATCCACCATTTACTACATCGACAGAAGAAATAGATCCACTCGTTGAAGTTGAAGTTGCTGTTGCTCTATTGTAAACTGGATTTGCGTAAATTATTGTCCCTGCAACTCCAACAGAAACAGAAATATTATCTGAGTTAATATTTTGAATATAAATCAAGTCTTTAATTTGATTTATTTGATTTGTTTCTCTTTTCTCCCAATAAGAAAGATTTAATGAATAGTATAAAATCCCATTATCATCTAATATTGTATAAATTCCATCAAAATATTTAATATTTTTTATATTTGTTGAAATATTTACATTTTGCTGTATTGCCCAATTATCACCAGTAGGAGAAGTTGCAATGATTGAATTATCCCCAACAACTATGAATTGATTTCCATCCCAAATGACTTTATTTAAATGATTGGTTGTAAATTGTGAAATTGGATTCCAGGAATTTTGTTCTTCCGAATTAAAAATTCTTCCATTATTTCCAACTGCAACAAATGCTGAATTATTATTAGAAACACTATTTAAATTTGTTTGTAGATTTAATTTATTTCTTTTAAATTCTGTTGAAGATGTGCCAACAGAAGAAAATATAAATGTAGAACCAACAGCGACGAATGTGTCTTTAATGCTGGAATAAGTAATGTCCAAAAATTCTCCAGTAAAAGGACTAGACTCAGTTAAATCTTCATTTATATTAAAATCTCCACTTCCAAATGATAAACTCTGAACTAAATTATATTCAGACCAAGAAGTTAAATTATCAGACTTAATTATTTTACCAGTGTTTCCAACAGCAACATAAGTATTTGTGGTTGATGCAAATGATATTGAATTAAATGATACTGTTGTTCCAAATCCAACACTAGATTTAGACCACAATTTTCCATCATCACTAGTTGCCAAAAGACTACTTCCACCAACTGAAACAAATTTGTTTCCATATACAATCGATCTAAAATCAAAAGAAGTTATTATACCTGAGGTATTTTTCCAATCATAAATTGGATCTTTTTTGGTAATTGCTGCAGAAGAAATAGAAATAATTGGATTACTCAATCCTTCGTACCCAGATCCACTATTTGTAATGGAAATATTGGAAATTGTTGATGCTGCAGATACTGAAGCAGAAGCAGTTGCAAGTGTAAAATCATTATTTGACACTAAAACAACATCGCGCAATTCTTCTTTTAAATTTAAATTTTCATCTATAGCAAAAAGTGGGAATGCATTATTTACATAAATCTTAGTATCTGTTTTTGAAACAGATTTAATGATTTGTGTTTTTGGAGTAACTCTTGATTTTAAATCTGGTCTTTGTTTAGAATACAAAACACCATTAATAATCCTATCTTTAGTTTGTTTTGTCCATTTCAATGGTCTTGATTTTTTTGGATCTGTGATTATTCCAAAACTATCATAAGTAAATGTGTCAAATTGATCAGAGGAAACAATTTTTTTAACTACTCTTTCGAATTGCTCTCTTTGTGTAAGTTCAAATTTATTTTGTTGTATCTGAATTGTGTCACCTTCCTTTAATGTTTGTGGTGGATCAATTTGCTCAACATCTAAATCGGAACCTCTATAAAATAATACTAAAGATTTTGAATCTTTTTTTGGTGGTTCTGTAAAAATTATTCTAGATCCAACTATTCTGTAAGATACTTCTGGCACTTGAATTACATCATTTATAAAAATAAAAAAGTTATTTTCTACTTTTAAATCAGAAACTGGATTTACTTTTAGTGAAATTGTTTCTTTATCTATCAGTAAATCAAATTTTCTTTTCTTTCCTGTAAAATATTTCGATATGTCGTCAAATTTTATGAATTGACCCGGATAAAATCCACCAAATTTATCAGTAAAAACTTCTTCTACAGTAATTCTAAATTCACTTAACCCTGCTCCAACATTTGGATTAGTTGTAATTCCAGGAACAACTAAAATTTCACCTACTTTATAACCTCTTCCTGGATTCTCTAAAGTGAATCCAGTAATACTAGAACCATTTCCGACAACTACTGATACTTTTGCTCCTTCTCCACTACCTGTGGAGATTCCAGCATAAGTAATGGGCAAATCACTATAATTTGGTGGAATTGGTATATTTATTGTTGGAAGTAAATTGGTTGTATATCCAGATCCTGGATTTGTTAAGACTAAGGAAGATATTGTCCCCCCAACTCCAACTGTAGCAGTGATTGTTGCTCCAGATCCAACTGTTGAAGCAATACTGATGATTGGGGGAATCCTATATCCACTTCCTGCCCCATTTAAGAATACATTTGATATTTCACCAGAAGGTGAAACGGAAACTGTTGCAGAGGCGCCTACAAGTGGTTGATACCCAAATCCAGTAGTGATTGCAACTCTAACTATTCTTCCTGCATTTGGGACACCACTAATAAATTTTATAGTATTATTATTTTCAGTATCTATTTTAAAGTCTTTTTCTGGAACTTGTGGAATATTATTAATTAATATAATTGGATTATTGTTTATATCTATTGAACTATTTGTATCATTATAAAGTGCGGATATTGATTGATTGTCCGACTTAAGGGCATAATTAAGTCGTTTAATGTTAAATGTAGTTGTTGCTATTCCAACATACACATTATGATTTGGGGCAATTCCTATACTTCCAATTCCAATTGAATTAATTGTGGTGTCTAAATTAATTACAAATGGAGTTGTATATTCTAAGTTTAATACATCACCAACTTGTAAATTTGTAGTATCGATTCCTGTTATTCTACCTTGATCATTAGAGTTTAAAGTCCCTGTTCTTATTCCTAAATTTTCTGCCTTTCCTGTAAAATCTAAAGAAATGTCATCAATGACTAAATTTCTATCATTAATATTTTCTGAATCAAATCTTCTACTAAAATACCTTCCTTGAAAATTCGAACTGACTTTTAATCCCTCTTGACCTATTTTTCCATATGGTGGAGTTGAAAAATAAATTTTTCCTTTCTCAATATTATAATCTCCTCTATAAATTTTAACAGGAGAACTTAAACTATGAGGTCTAATATTAGTTCCGTATTGACCCCTCTTCACTATAACATCATTAGTTGATCCAATTCCAACTGCTTTAACACTCATATATTCAGAATCAATTTTTAAAATATCTAAAGACGTTAAAGATGAAATTCCAGATGTCACAAAAATTGTTTCACCAAGACCAACTGAAGATTCTAAAGAAAGTGTAAGATTTTTTCTATATAAAGGTGTCTGGATAATATTGTCAATCGCAATTAAAGAACTTGAATTTGGATCATTAAATGTAAATGATTGAGTTCCAATCCCAAGTTGATTTAAATCTAGTTCAGATGAAGTTGAAAGACCAGAAACTTTAAATTGATTTTCATTCAATTTATCAATATACAATATTTCGGGAAGAATGTCAGTACCCAAAACATTTGGGGATAAGTAAAGATCGTCTTGTGGTGTTATTCCACCTATGTCTACACCTGAAACTACAAGAATATCTGTAGTTGTATTTCCATACCCAATTTCGTAGTTTCTTCCACCATTTCTCACAGAAACAGAACTTATTTTTCCTGTGGAATCTCTTGTAACATCAAAAGTTGCAGATGATCCAATTCCGACAACAGTACTTGCTTCAACTCCTATGTAATTTCCATTTGCAGCGCCAGAAACTATAGTGCTTGATATTTTAGATACATCAAATGATAAGTCGTGTGTTGGACTCTCCCCGTCTAAGTATGTCCCGGCAATTGATACTGTATCACCAATATTATATCCTCTCCCCCCATCTTTTAATACAATTGAAGTTGATATTGGATTTCCAGTAAAGGTTCCATCATAAGTAATCCAAACTTCAAATTTTGCATCAGTTCCAATCCCAGTTGTTGTTGATGGAATCGGATTTCCAACTCCATATATTTTACTTTGAGCATTAGGAATTAATGTAGATATTCCTGTTATAGTAGTGCTAATTGCAACATTATATCCATTTTCAAATATTGCACTTCCTATTCCACCACTTACACTCATTATAATTCCAGCACCATATTCTTTAGTGACAAATTGTGATTCAACTAAAGAAGTAGTTGCTATACCGACTTTTGTTCCAATTGTATTCCTTAATGGAAAATACCCAGAACCAGGTTCCACAACAACAACAGATACAATAGAACCATTGCTTGGGTGATTGATTACTGGATAAAATACACCTTCAATTATGGGAGTTGCAGTATTTTCAATTTCAATTTTTGGAGGATCTGTTGATGCATATCCAGTTCCACCATCAATTACCTCTATTTTTGTTACAGAGTAAGAATCTTCATCAAAAAATGGAAGCAATATGGCACCAGTACCTGGAGTTGTTTTCATTATTATTTTCTGATTTTTTTATATTTATTTGACAACATATTAATTACGATTCATTATCATATGAATGATAATATACTAAAATTCCATTAGCATAGACTTTCCATTCCGATGGAGAATTTGATTGCTCATCTTGATCATTTATCGCAGATCTAAATTGTATATTAGAGATTCCAGACCAAGAACTTATGTTTATAGTTCGTACCTTAAAATTTCCAATGCTACTCGATAACGCATTAGTATTTAATTGACCATCTACATAATATTCTAAAGTTCCAGTATGAGACCCTACTTTTCTGTCAAAAAAAATCTCAAATGTTGTAGGAATGGGAAAATTTATTGGAACTATAATATTTCCATTATAAACTGCACTAGAATCGTTAGACTCACCCATTTGATATTCAGTCCAATTAAAATTGGAACCACTAAAAGTTGTTAATAACTGAATTATGCTCATATTATAATAATCCTGCTCCACCTATTATAAATGTATTGCTTCCAACGCAAAGAATTGTAGATAACCCTCTTTGAGATAGAGTGCGATTTCCTGTAGTTGAAGTTCCAGAAAAATACATTGTAACTGAAGCTCCTTGAGTTATTGTTTGATTGCTTGCTGAATTGTTATAAACTGATATTACATCACCTTCTGAAAAAATTCCTGATGGCACAGTCACCCCCCCAGAAGTTATTGAAATATACTTACCTACATCAGATTTTTGAAGAATATATGCGGATGTTTTAGAATTTTGTGGAATTCCAGATGCCACTTTGCTTGCAGTTAAAATTCCTAAAATATTTACATTACCCAGAATGTCAAGTTTTACTTGTGGATTTGTAGAACCAATACCAACTAAACCATTGGCAGTTGTTGCGATTATAGTTCCACTAGTACCTACATTAATTCTTGAAGCAGTTATAATACCCGAAGTATTGACACTTGCTGTTGATGTTAAACTAGAAGCAGTGGTTGCTGTTCCAGTGAGAGAACCAACAAAACTAGAAGCAGTTATAACTCCAGTAACTAAGGAATCTCCTAAAACATGAAGTTTTGATGTTGGATTTGTAATACCAACACCAACATTACCATAAAAAGGATCAAGAAATACTCTTCCATCAGTTGAAACACCAACTAAAGGTATTCCATCATTATCATTAATATTAAAAAATACTCCTATGTTGTTTGCCATTTTTCTTTAATACCTTTATTGATTTATGTTGTTTCCAACTTGATGTGATGGATAAAGTCTTGAGAACTTGGAATTTGGAGACCATAAAATTCTCACAGCACCTTGAGCACCATTACCTCCAAGTGCTCCATTAAAATTATCACCACCACCACCACCTGCTCCATAGTTGCCCCCAGGACTTCCATTTGAATTTTCTGTTCCTGTTGTTCCAGAAGAACCTCCAGATCCACCTCCACCACCTGAGTTTTCTACCCCTGTGCCACTTGAAGATGCTCCAAGTAATCCTACTCCTCCACCACCAGATCCTAATCCACCACCACCTGCTCCAGCACCCCCAGAACCATTATTTCCAGTATTTGATGTACCATTTCCACCATTTCCTGTATATCCACCAGCACCTCCTCCACCTCCACCTCTATTCAATACTCCAGGTCCACCATTACCCCCATTTCCTCCTCCAATATTTCCTCCAATTGTACTACTTCCTGCCCCTCCAGCAGCAGACCCTCCCTCTGCGTTTGAACCACCGACACCACCAAAAGCAGTTACTATTCCAATAATTTCAGAATTCCCTCCAGAACTTCCACTGCCACCACTAATACCTCCATTGCCACCATTGCCAACATTAATATTCAATACTTGACCTGGAGTGACTGGATAATCATTGATGTATCTTAATCCTCCTCCTCCTCCTCCAGATCCACCATTATTTGCTTGACCTGCACCTCCTCCACCACCACCAGCAATTACAATTGCTGAAATTTTTGTAACTCCTGTCGGAATGGTGAAAGTATTAGAACCAACTGAGGTAAAATCAGATGAAACACCAGAGAGTGAAAGTATAGTAGAACCAATCAGAGTTGATCCATCAATCGTAACTGATTGATTTGATACAAAATTTGAAGCAGTTATAATACCACTAGTATTGATATTAGATGTTGTTCCTAATCCAATTGCTGTAGTTGCTGTACCAGTTA